GCTATGTGGGACTTCGTGACTCTTTGTTCACTCGTTAGTGCCATCACTATTCTCCTTATAAAACATATATGTAACAGTGCCTTCTGTATCTTCAAGCCTTAACCATTGGTTAGGGCATTGATTAAGCCAATCTAAAAATTCGTCCGTCATATATCCTCCTAGAAGTATTGGTTATTCTTAACTGCCCAATCAATGAATGACTTGTTGGTAGCCGCAATCTGTTTGCGTGATGATGCCATGATGTTCACAGCAAACAATGCTTGTATCTCCATAGGCAAGCGTTGTAAGTATGTCAACCACGCATCCATATGTTTCTCTGTGATAGTCATGAGTTCTCGCATGACGAGAATGACACGAGCAGACGGGTCGCTTGGTAAGATAGCTTTCTCAGGTTCTTGATAGATACTTTCCTTGGTAGGTAAGCCATCAGCTAGACTGAAGTATGCAGACATATCACGAGAGGCAGACTCACCGATAGTGCCTGTCAATGCAACCATAGTTGTATCCTCGCCAAGTGTGTGTCTGTTCTTAACGATATACGATGCCTTCTCTAATGAACGAGGGGATACAAACGCATCTTGTTGCTTACGAGGATTGTATATATACATGTTCTCTTTCTGAGAGTCATCTGTATAACACGCTAGTGCATGTGGGAATTGTTTAACCCATGCTAATATTTCAGGTGCTATACCATTATCCACACCCCAATTTATCCACTCGTCATCGTTAGGATTACGAATAGTTACAGATGTAAGTCTGTTCTTGGCATGTGCTTTCATAGTATCGCCAACACCATCGGTTGTTAGATTACCTGTGGAATACACAATAGAGTCGGGGTGAAACTTAACTGCACCTAGCCTTCTCTCTAGCATGACAGGCAATAACATATTCTTAACAGGTTCAGATGCCTTGGTTATCTCATCTAACATAATGATGACAGGATTGTTATCATGAATGGCAAAGCGTTCATTCGGATAGAATGTTGTGGTCTTGCTCTCATGGTTCATAGCAGGCATAGCCAAGTCGCCTAGGTCTAGGTCTGCACAATCAATATACACAGGTGTGTGGTTAGGAAACCTAGCACTCAATGATTTCAAGATTGATGACTTACCAATACCAGGTTGACCACGCATATGAACTGTAACATCACGACCTATGGTTGCAATCAACTCTTCTGCTTGTTTCAAACTCATTTCTTGTTGCATGATACTCTCTCCTATAAAATGTTCTGATGTGCACGATAAAGTGCAAAACAGAACGGTTAATTTACTTCTACTAAAACTTGTATATTTTCTAACTTAATTTGTTTATCAAGGTAGCGTTTAATCATACCTATGTTGCATCCTGTGACATATTCACTACCATTCCATCTATTGTGCTGACATTGGATTAACAAATGATAATAAGATAGATAAGTTTTATCCTCATCTGCAAACATCTCTAATTCTCTATCTTTGTAAGCACGACCTTGTTCATTTAACTTCTCATCTTTTTCTAAACCTCCGTTGTTGCTTAACTTCAACATAGTGTCTGCATACTTTAATAACTTTTTATATGGCAGGCGCAACTCACGCATCTGACTAGCATCAAACCTATACTTCACAGGTTTCTCAAACTGACTTTCGTCTAAGGCTTTATTGTTATAATCTAACTTATACCAAGCATCAGCGTTCATGTAATAAAGTCCATGCACATTATTTATATAACATTCAATCTGATGGTTCTTAACCATAGGACTTCTTGTAAATGGTGCAGGCACATACTTCTTGTGTTCAAACTGTTGAAGATTTATCCCTGCAATATACTCTACAAAGAATTGAGTGCTCGTAGATGGATAACCACCTAGCGTTATCTCTTTGTGTGTTGGATAGAACCTAACTAGGTCTGTGTCATAATACCCTGCCGTATAAACTTCTATACCATCAAGTATTTCTTGACGCAACCATTTCTCTTTCTCATATCTATTACCTAACCTGCGTATAGATTGGTCTTCACCACGCACAGCTTTTCTACTTTGAAACTCTATCTTTGCCTTGTCATAAGTTTCTATTCTTGGCATATTCCAAACATTAATATGAAAGCCCATGTTATTCTCCCTCCTTTAAGTCATAACCTCTGTTCATCCAACTAACAAACTTCATGTTAATAAGCCAATCTTGCATGCTAGGTATCCACCCACCACAATCTTCTTTAACATGTTGTTCACCGATAAGTCTTGTAGGCACTTCACGACCATCACTATTCACAATGAATAATCCGAATTGTCTTTCACATTCAAAGATACCTTGTGAGTGATGACGAATAGCCCTGTGTCTTGCGTCTGCAAAACATTCTTTGGTTGCATCAAACCAATCATGGATAGGTTGATAGTCTGCCTCAACACCTCCCCACTTCTTTACAGATGTTTTAGAATGGTAATGAGTATTCATTATATTTCCTCCTCCTCATCGTCCATGTCATAGGTATAATCATCTGTTGACATATGATTGATACCGACATTCAAGCTTATCTTTGGGGGGCTTTCAGTAAAGTCAATCGTAAACTCACCTTGACCCCCTTCGTTGTTATACCAATCAAGCCCTGTGTTATCTAATGCACGACTACATAAATCTTCAAGGGCGTCATATAACGACATCTGTTTTGTTTCAAGGGTTTTATCACCATAGGCAATCTGTGTCCAAGCAATCATGTCACTAGGTATATCGTGAACATCATCATTTCTATCTCTATAATAGACACCTTCTATTTGCCCTTCATCACCTCCACCTCTAAACTCTACATACACATGCTTTGCACCTAGCAGATTTAACTGCGTCAGTAGTGTTTCTTTTTCCGACTTATTTGGAAAGATATTTTGCACGATGTTTCTCCTCATGTTATGTTCTGATATGCACTAAAGAGTGCAAAACAGAACGGGTTAATAAACTTACTTCTACTACCAATTCAAATAACATTATACACTAAATACTTGACATTGTCAAGTAAACACAGAAAAAAATAGTTACTTACTTTTGTGTGATGAGTTAAGTCCTTTTAATAGTTCTAAGTCAGTCACCACAATGTAATTAGACTTTGGCATAGGCACGATACAATGTTTATAATTGAGTGCATGTTTCTCACCACAATCTAAACATGTTTTATATCCTAGCTTGTATCTACCATCGGATACTTTATCACCACATTCAACGCATTGATAACTCATGGGAATTCCCTCCAAATTAAAAACACAATATACGCAAACACAAACGCATAGATTGTCCATGTCATTATGCGTTCTTGCTTGTCATCAAGATGACCGTTTTGATATTCTGAACCCCATGCCTCTCGTGCACTTCGTGGGGTAGGCGTAGCTACGCTATCAGGTTGAAAGAAACGCCAACCTTTTTTTGCGTTAGACGCAAACTTTTTATCTTGCCATCGTTCAAATTTGCGTATAGCTTTTCTCTGTTCTTTGTCCATGAGTCCTCCTATATGTATGTTGTATATTAATAAGTCCTACCTTGTGTAGATAGTTTAATCGTGCATCACAAAGTCCTACCACACTACTAATATGTTTTTTGGTAGCAGTAGGTTCCTCAAGTAATACTCTGTTAACTTTGTGGGCATGACGCCAATCATCTAGCTTGGTATACATTTAAAACAAACACTCCCCTACTAAAGACATAACATCTTCTTTAACTTCTTTAATGACTTCTAGCTTAATGACATTACTCCCTTGTTCTTTATGCCACTTCGCCTCTTTAGCACTCCATCTATACTTGCGTAAGACTTCGCCATCATCATCTACAACTGCATAAGTAAAAGGTAGCACTAAAAACTCCTTTGTTCAAAACATTCCAAGTGTGACTTCACATAAAAGTTAGGGCGTATCTCTTCATACAACTCCCCTTGCACACACTTTAAGTTCATACTGTATTTATTTTGTAGGTGAGTATACTTCATGACTGCCCATGTAAAAGTAATCCCTACAATAAGCCCCACTAACACAAACCCTGTGCCTTCATAGTTTTTAGAGACCATTGTTAGCCTCCACTAATCGTTTGGCATTATAGTTCTTACGAACCTTAGCCCTTTTATGCATGTATTTCGCATACTCTTTATCACCCATGTAATAGGCAAGCAGAGTTCTAAACGCTTGGTTTATCTCATAAAAGTTTGGCTCATCGGGAAAGTTTAGGTTGATTGCATACCCACTCTTTAACGCTTCAACCAATACTTCATCTGCTTGGTCATCATTTAATTCAATTAATACTTGCATATTTTCTCTCCTCTTGTTTATAAAAAATTAAGTTAGACCATTTAACTACAGGTTCTAGTCTAACCCATGACTTCGGTTTCTTAATACTTGTATCGTGGAAGTTCGTTGCACCATAGCTATAGTCTACCTCTAGCCTATGCAATACACGATACGCTATATCAAAGTATTGTTGTCTGATTACCGAAGGTGGTTTTGTAATCCCATACCAACTGAATTGATATGGTCGTTTCATTTCAGCACACACATTCTTATGGTTAAAGTCGGCTCGCCTCATTAATACATAGCCTACTGCTACTTGTGCCTGATGTGGCTCATGAGCAGACTCCATGTATATGGTCGTGGCGAGACAAAGTAGGGCTTGGTCTATCATAGATAGTCCTCCTTATTTGTTTTTACGAGTTAAGTTATAGCCGAGAGGCTATTAGAATGTGGTAATACCCACGATGTTAGAATGTTTCATTTGATTTCTCCTTTTAGTTAGTCTTCACAACTGCCATTGATACAGGCAACATTGTTTAAGATTTCTTCTTCAAGCGAGGCAAGTGCCTCTTGTTTCTCAATGTCAAGGGCTTTGTCATTGAGTTCGGCATACATATCTGATGTATACGGCTCATACCTTACCATCAAACCTGCGTCATTACAAGCGTTTATATAGTCATCAAACAAAAACCTTGACACACTATCCGAGTTAATACTTAATACTATGGTTATCTTATTGCTCATTTAGTTCTCCTTGTTGTTTTAAAAAGTTAATGCCTTCGTCTGTTATTGCATGGGTAATATACCTTTTACTTTTTGATTGATTGATGTAATTTTTATAAACTGCCCAATCAAAGCTTAAAGTAATTTCACTATCCGTTAAACCTTCATCTCCAAACAATTTGTATCTATATACAGGTTCACGACCATGAGTGAGTAGCCATTCAAGCAAGAAAGCTTTTCTAAGGTTATTTATTTTTTTATTCATTTCGTTCAAGATACTTCCTCCTAATCTTGCACTTCATGTAATATCTCATGAGGAAATAAGTATTCACCTTTTTTCTTTACAACAGGGCGTCTGACATAATACTTCCGTTCCGTTTCGCACTCATCAGTGCATTTCAGACATTGAATACACGCTTTGTCAATGAGTAAATCCTCATAGCGTCGTTCAGTATATAACACATATCTAAACTTATCTAGTTCCATGCGTGCATAATCAATGAGTCTGCGTTCTGTTTCCCAAGGTTTAGTCCTTGTGATTTGCTTATGCATGGCAAGCCATTCACTATCATCAAAGTTATCTAGTATATCCTTGACACGATAGTTTTTTAATTGGTTAGCCACATACTCTTTTACTTGGTCTATATTCATCTTAACACCATGACTAGTAGTAAAAAGATATTGATACCTAATGATACAACGGCACAAGTTCTTAACCTTCTGTAATGTTCTCTATGAATGGGAGTATACTCACTCATGTATATTTCCCTATCATAGTTTTTATATATCGGTTTTGTTTTCATTTGATTTCCTTCCATGATTTAAAAGGGTTGAGTTCATCTTCCCTTGATTGTCTACCTCTACTAAAACCTACACGATATGCTATCCAACTTGCATAACATATAAGTATAGCACCCTGTATTGCTAAATAAGTAATATCACTCATTTGGTATCCTCTCTATCAATAAAAGTTAATAAGATATAAAGCACCAACAAAAATACGCAACCTCCCATTATATACCAATCATAAATACTTACCATGATTTATAACCTCCTGCCCTTTCAAAATAAAACGAATTGTCATGTGCAAACGATTGGTGTATAGCTTTAAATACTAGGAACGCTTCAGGTTTATGTTCCCATTCGGGATTGTCAATCCCTACCTTTTCGCCCAAGTCCACATCATCACTATCTAGATAACCATACTCATGCAAATAAATAACTTCTTCAACGAAGGGTTTTGATACCTTGTGTTTGTCAACTAATGCATCAACCACCTTACCCATAGCACGACTACCGAAGGGATATTTATCCCACTCTGTTCGGTAAGAGTTGACAATCTTGTTTGCTAAACCTAACCATAAATCTGACATTGTAATCTCCTTTGTTCTAAAGTGCACTATAAAATGCAAAACGGAATTGCGAAAAAGACATGTTATATCTCTGACGCAACACAATCATTATACCTTATATTCTTTACATTGTCAACTAAACACCTTGTTTTTACAACACCTATAAATAAGTTGATAGGTGTTTGTTTTCGGGTGTGTTTGGGTGGGGGTTCTAACGAAGTTAACTTTGTCTAGTTGATGAGTGGATTGTCAAGAGTTGTGTATTTTTATTAAGTGCTTGATTTGATTGAGGAAGTGTAGTTGACTTTGTTAACTTTGTGGGTATATTATAACAAGGTAAGTGCTTGATTATTAAGTAATATAACAAGGGTATTTACATTGTCCAGACCAAAATAACAGGTTAAGTCATTGATTATTCAGTAATAATACAATATAACACCAAAAACAGCGTTGCGTGGGCTAGAGGAAAGAGGGCAGTAAAAAATAAAATTGACTAGCCACGAAGTTAAAAAAGTAAAAACAAATTTTCGTCCCGAGGTAATTTTTAATTTTGCGTGTTATATTGTATTTTTATATTAAGTTATTGATTATATTGATATTTGTATTTTATACCATGCTTTTGTAAGTCATTGATTTTTCAGTAATAATACACCCTACATTTTATAGGGGTATTCTAACCCATTGATTATTCAGTAATATAACAGGGCTTGTTATATTACCCCATGTGCGTGTTATATTGCGTCATAAAAGTGTCATAATTAAAAGACGCATAAAGATGTTGCCACGAAGTTAAAAAGGTTTTTTCCTCGCCCACCCACCTACAAAGATATGACCGTTCCAAAAAATCGGAACGCATATCGGAACGAAGTGCCACAAAATTTTGACGAAAAAAAAGGGCTCGTGGAATTAACCACGAACCCTTAATGAACTTCTTTAACTTTGTTAGTTAAGAACTTTCTGAACTACTGAACGAACTTCTTTATTAAGTCTTAACGCTACTAACTCTTGTCTACCCTCTTGAGTTTTAAGCAACCCTTGAAACCATGTTGAATACTCACTCTTGAAGTCTTTTAACTCTTGCGTTTCATTATCTTTTTCTTGCTGTTCTTTTTCTTTGGTTTTCTTAATCATAACGCTTGAAACCTCTTTGAACTTCTGAACGCTATCTTTATCAGTTAAACCTGCTAACTGAACTAGATTTGATGTAAGGTTTTCAATGCTTTCATGCTCATACTTTTTAGCTATTTCGTCTTGCTTTTCTTTTTTGCCCTGCTCATGTTTTGCAGTCTTGCTAGTGCCTTTTGGCTTTTCAATGCCATCTGCTTTTAAAATCTTAACTACTTCAACCCTATAATTACGGGCAGTTGTTGGTAAGATTGATTTTGTATTAACTAGTCTGTTTTCAAAGTCTGCCCAGACTAATTCCCATTTATCTTTAGTGCAATCTTTAACTAAAGACTTTGACGCATTAGCAACCTGAAATACTAACTCACTACGCTTTAACCCTGCGTTATGGGCTTGAGCCATTACATCTACCATTTCAACATCAATGAACTTCTTGTCTTGAATTGATAGAACTTCTACTTGTTTTGCTGGTGTTGCTGTTGCTGTTGTTTTCTTTGACATAATAATTACCTCATAAGTTAAGTTATAAAAGCGTTCTGTTTTGCATTGTGTAGTGCAATTCAGAACGATATGAACTGATTAATTTCAATTCATAACGGCATTATAGCATAGAAACTTTACAATGTCAAGTTTATTTAAAGGTATAACCCTACCCATACCCCATACCCCAAAAATTTTTTGGGACTCCCACACACGCACGTACATTGAGAGTTGTATAAACGATTACATATTTTTTAAAAATAGAAACCCACCCCCTATCAAAAGAAAAGGGATATTCAAAAAAATTTTTATAAAAAATTTAAAAAAACGGGTTAGATTGCTTTAGGATCGAAGTTGTAGAGTTCTGAGTAAACGTCTTTAATACGTAGAAATTTAGGTCCATGCTGATCAAAGTCATCATCGCCTCGGACATAGAGAGCTAGGTGAACCATTTCGTGCAGTAGGGTTTGGAAGATTGTAGTGAAATGCCCACATGAACCCCTGCTAATGTGTATTTCCATTTCAACTTCATCAAAACATCCATAAATACCTGGGTTCTTAATGACTACAAATCTGACTTTACTCGACTTAGGCATCTTTAGTTTGTTAAAAGGTGGCAACTTGCATGCCATGTTATAAAGAATCTCTAAGTTTTTAGGAGTAAGAGTAGTTTTCATGCAATCATTCTATCAAAAAAGTACTTGATTAATATAACAATTTACTATATATTGCCCTCAATAGCTGCAAATAAATTTCTAGGATGTAAACAGCGACATTTTATGGCAATAACAATCATTCCAACGGCAAATATACCGCTTCCTGATGATTTTGATTCAGAAGAACCCAAAACTTTTGAAGAAAAAGTCAAAGTAGCTGCTAAAACCATGCAAGTTTTAGATGAAGCCGGTGCAGAAATACCCGTTTCAACACAAGAAAAGAAAGAAGCGGAAGAAATATTCAAAAATTTTACAAATCCTGATATTACAGCGTCTTTAAACGCGGCAACTAAGCAAGCTTTGAATGTTCCGGCTACAGTTCAGCATTTATTTGCTATGCTTTCGGATTATGATCATCAAGTTGTACAAGAAGCCGTCCAGTTGAGACGGTTTGTTACAAATAAACTCATAGAAGATGCAGGGTTATCGGATCCACGCCACAGATTAAAAGCATTAGAACTACTAGGAAAGATTTCCGATGTAGGTTTGTTCTCAGAGAAGACAGAAATTACTGTTAAAAATTTAAGTCAGTCTGATTTAGAATTAGAAATTAAATCAAAGCTTTACAAAATACTTGGCAAGACCGCAGTTATAGATACAACGTTTGAAGTTGTAGATGTAAAAGACATAACACCAGATCTATAATATGGCTATTGAAATCTCTGGCGTCACTGATGCCGAATTAGATAAAGCTCTAGCTAATATTGCTGTATTACCAAAAGCAGAACAAATACAGTTATTAGCAGCACTAGATGAGTTAGAAAAAACTCAAACCGTTGAGAAAAGACAAGGAACATTTTTAGAATTTATTGACCATGTATACCCAGGATATAAAGTAGGTAATCATCATCGTAGGCTTGCGAAAATATTTGAAGACATTGCCAACGGCAAAAAGAAAAGAGTTATTGTTAATATTGCGCCACGACATGGCAAGTCTGAGCTTATCTCATATCTTGCACCTGCTTGGTTTTTGGGAAAGTATCCTAATAAAAAAATTATTATGGCGTCTCATACTGCTGATCTTGCTGTTAATTTTGGTAGGCGAGTTCGTAATTTGGTTGGTAGTGATGCTTATAAAGATGTATTTCCTAATGTAGAACTACAAGCAGATAGTAAGTCTGCAAGTAGATGGGGAACTAATCATAATGGAGAATACTTTGCTATTGGTGTTGGTGGTGCCCTCGCTGGTCGTGGGGCTGATTTGTTTATCATTGATGATCCACATTCCGAGCAAGACGCCAAGTTGGGAAGAGCGGATGTTTTTCTGCCTGCTTGGGAGTGGTTTCAGTCTGGTCCAATACAACGTCTTATGCCTGGCGGTGCGATTATCGTAGTAATGACTAGGTGGTCTAAGCTAGACTTGACCGGCCAAATAGTTAACCAAATGGTAAAGACTGAAGGAGTTGACGATTGGGAAGTCGTTGAATTTCCAGCAATTATTGAAAACAAAGCGGGCGAAGAAGAAAGTCTTTGGCCTGAGTTTTGGCCACTAGAAGAATTACAGGCTAAGAAGGCAGCACTAGATGTACGATACTGGAATGCTCAATACTTACAGAACCCAGTCTCAGAAGAAGGTGCTCTCATTAAACGTGAGTGGTGGAATATATGGGAGAAAGAAGATCCACCTGAATGCGAGTTTACAATTATGTCTCTTGATGCTGCACAAGAAGCTAACAATAGAGCCGATTATAATTCGTTAACTACGTGGGGAGTCTTTTTTAACGAAGAGACCAATAATTATAATATAATACTACTAAATGCTATTAAGGAAAGACTAGAGTTCCCTGAGTTAAAAGAGTTAGTACTTCGTGAGTACAAGGAATGGGAACCCGACGCACTCATAGTAGAAAAGAAATCTAACGGAGCCGCTCTCTATCAGGAGATGAGGAGGATGGGTATTCCGCTAGGGGAATTTACACCGGGAAAAGGTCAAGATAAGATTAGCCGCGTTAACTCCGTGGCAGATCTCTTTAGATCTGGTATAGTATGGGCTCCAGATAAACGTTGGGCTCATGAACTTGTTGAGGAGTGTAATGACTTTCCGTCAGGTGCCAACGATGACCAAGTGGATAGCACTACTATGGCGTTAATGAGGTTCCGACAAGGTGGGTTCATAAGACTACCAAACGATGAAGCTGAAGATATACCAGGATTTAGAAGTTCTAGGAATAGACTGTACTCAATATGATTGTTTACAAAGTTGTTGGTTTGTTTAGTTTAAGAAAGCGCGTTATTAAAATGCGAACCTCAGACAAAAACGCAAGACGATA